TCTTTAGGACATAAAGCTTCGTTTACTTTAATTTTACCAGGAGTTACAGTACGTTGAGTAAAGGTAGTAGAACCAGAAGCATTAAAGCCACAAGAAGCACCATCTTGGAAGATAGCGTCAGTTTCCATAATGTTGATTTTTTCGCTTGACTTTACGCCAACCATTACGTTTCCTGCACTCTTAATAAGAGAAGCAGTTTTTGCACCCAATACAGATGAAGTCACTAATAGAGCTTCGTTTTCTTTTGTATAGTTTGCTAATGCAGATACATCAAATCCCATTTTATTTTATTTTTATTTGTTTAATAAAGCGTTTCTAAATTTTTCTATTCTATCGTACTTCATATTGTGTGTAGTTACGTTAGAACCAAAGTTGTTTCTTGGTTGCGCAATCGGTTCAGCGTTAGGAGTTTTGGTAAGTGCTTCTATAAGTTCAGCTACTTGACTAAAACCATTCTTAACTTTTGCCTCTAATTGTGCTACTTGTGTTTTAAGATTTTCGTTTTCAGAAACTAATGCAGCAATCTCGTCTGCCATTTTCTCATCCATTTTCTTACCCATTTCAGCCGGAGTTTCATCAGCGATTTCCGATTCTGCTTCTGGGGTTTCAATAGATACGATTTTAGAAGTTTCGTCTAAAACGATTTGAGTTCCGTCTGCTAATTGGTGTTCACCGGCAGGAGCAGGAGTTCCGTCTGCTAAGGTAACTTCGCCACCGATAGCCATTTCGCTAATCATAACCTTTGTACCATCCATAAGGCTATATTCTGCGAATGTAACAGGTACTTCTTCGATAGGAGCTTCAATAGGAGCCGGAGCTTCTACTTGTGGCATATCCTCGAACAAAGCCCTAATTTGCATAATTGCATCTTTTGCGTTCATCATTCTTTTTGTTTAAATATTAATAAAAGATTTTGTTTATCATTTAACCCGTTGCAATATTTCCTTTATTGCATTCATAAGCTCTTGTTCTTTGCTTGGCTTTGTCTTGTAAGTAAACAACCCCTCTACGCTAAATCCTTTAAATTTGCCCTCTTTAACGTCGTTCCAAACACCCTCGTTGTCTACCTTAAAGCTACCGAACCAGCTACCATCAGGAGCATCTTCAAAGCCCTTCATTGGTAGAATACCTCTGCTCTCGTCTGTAATAAAGCTCTCAAACATTGTAACACCTTCTACTTGTTGATTAGGAGAGTGCATTAAATTCACATTTGATTGGTAGCCTCTTTTGAAAAACTTTTGAGCAATCTTAAAAATAGTATCCTTAGAGAACACCACATAGTAATCGCCGTAAGTAGCATCGCTGCGAAAAATAGGCATATCAGCCAACATAAGAGGTCCAGAAATAATGCGCTTATCTTCGCTAACCACTTCAAAGCGTTGTTGATTTTTAAAGGCATTCCAATTTTTTTGAATAGCAGGTTTGTCTACTAATGCAACGTAATCTACCTCTGCATCGTCGTTCATATCCTCGCTAATGTCTAATAAATAAACAGGTAAGTCCATATTCGTAAATATTAAGTTTTTTAAATTGTTATCATTTAACCAAACCTTGCCCTTTGCTGAATAGCTGCTATTCTTTGCTGGTTGCTAGTTACATCGCTCTCAATTACATAAGTCCTAATAGCTTGGTTACCTAATGCGTTAATAGATTGAGCACTAATGTTTGTAGTAGCTGCTTGTGGCTGATTTGGTGCAATCGGTGCTGCTGTATTTAAATTAGGGCTTGATAAACTACCTGTGCTACCGCTTCCTGCTCCGGGTACTTTTACTGCTAATATATTTCTAACTGCACTAAAACCTGTTGCTGCTGCAAGAGCAACGGCAGGAATAGCAGCCGGGAAGCCTAATTTAACTCCGGCAGTAATATCCTGATAAGTATTGATTAAAGCAGCAGAAACGGCAAGAGCTTTACCTGCTGCGGTTTCTCTCCCTAAAATATCACTAACTGCTAATAAAGCATCTCCGGTTTGTACCGCTAAGGCTATTTTTTGGTCAGCACTTAGCTTATCTATTTTACCGTCTGCTTCTTTGCTATCTGCATTTGCTTGTTGCAATTTTTGTATGTTTTCTAAGGTATAGTTTTTTATTTTACCTAAAAAAGCTAATTGCTCATTTATTGCTTTATCATCTGCATCTTTTTTCTTTAATCTTTCTTGCTCATCTAAGGCTGCAATTTCTTTTTGTGTTAAGATTTTAGCTTTTACTGCAATACCTCTCCTCTTTTCGTATTCTGCAAATAAATCTTCTGTTAGCTTTTTCTCATCTGCAAGTTGCTTTTCAAGTCGTGCTGACTCTGTTTCTGCTGCTTCATCGGCAGCTTGTTTGTCAATAGCTTTTACTGATAATATATAACCATCTCTTTTATTTTTTAAATCGTTTAATGATTTGTCAAGAGCAGCTAATGTTTCTTTACCTTTTTTCTCAGTTTCTTCTGGGTCAAATACAAGCCCTGCAATACCGCCAGAAAACTTTTCCTCTAAATTAAAATCTTTTCCTAATACCTTACCTACTTGGTCAACAGTAGACAAAATAAGTGATATTGGAGCAAACAAAAATCTAAGTATACCTTGTAAGATTTCTTTGTTTCTTTTCTCAGCTTCTAGTTGTGCTTTTACAACTATTTTTTGTTGTTGTAATTGCTCTTCTGTTGCTTTAATTATTTCATTAGTTTGCCTAATTTTAATATTTAAAATTTCTTTTTCTGACTTCCCTTGTAGTTTTAAGGTATTCTCTTGACCTTCAATAGCTGATAACTTGTCTTGTTGTGCTTTTGCATTCTTATTAGTTTCTTCTGTAAGTTTCTTTTGTTCTAAACTTACTCCGCTAACTGCTGCTTTAATCTCATCCCAATATGCAACGATAGCTGCTAATGCAAGTACTAACAAACCAATCCCACTAGAACCAATCGCAGCTTTAATTGCTTTAAAAGAGTCAACTGCAACAGTTTTTAAATTCTTAAACGCATCGCCTAAGTCGCCTAATTGTTCAAGCCCTTGTGATAATGCAAGTGCTGACTGAACTTTTGCTAATGTTTTCTGCACGTCTTCGCCTTCTGCACCAAGCAACCCTAATGCTCCTTGAACAGCAGCAAAGCCACCGGCAACTGCTCCAAGTGTTTGTGAAAACGCTTTAAACTTTGTGTCTGGGTTAAAGGCATCAATTAAGTTTTTAGAGTCGCCAATTTGGTCTTTAAGCTCCGATGCTCTCTTTGCTGCTTCTACGGCTTGTTGTGATGTAGCACCAAACTTTTCAGACAAAGCCTGTACTTCTGCCGTTGCTTCTCTTAACTGCTGCTTTAAAGAGCCTAATGCTTTTTCTCCGTTACTTTGTACGTTTATATTTATACCTACGTTCTCTTGTGCCATTATAATATTTTAATCGTATGAAGTTTCTATTACTTTAAGGAATGATAGTTTAGTAGTGTTGTATTCCATTGGGTTAAAATTCTCTACTTTGTTAAGCCTGAATAATACCCCGTCTATATATACATACTTGCTAAAATCTAAATTGAAAATGTCTACTATATCCAGAAGCCCAAAGCAAGTTAATAGCTTACTATTCTTGTCTGTTATCTCAGCTATATAAGGACTATGAAACGCATTGAACACGTTAGTAGTCGGATAGCTATTAGGTCTAAACTGTATCTCCTTTGGAGCACCAAAGTTAATGTCGTTTTGAGGATTAATAGGGTCATCCAAATGCCCGGCATAGCCATAGCTTGTATAAGTAGCTAAGTTTGTGGTGGTGTTCATAATGTTCCAAGAGCCTACACCTGTAATCTTCTTAGTCTGCATTATGCGTATTATACTATCCATTCTGTCCTCTGCGTTATTCGTATTGGACTTCTTATAGATAGCCGGGAACACTTTATCCTGACCTGTTGCTTGGTATAAAGTAGATGCAGCGAATATAACTTCCAAAACATCCGTTTCTTTTACAAAGTCAAACTCAGTATCGTAAATAAAATCGCCATAGCCTTCTGTGTACTTCTTGCGGTAGTTCTCAGCATAAAAGTCATTATCCGATTTGAATTTGTAGTTATAGTAACGAGCGTTGATTTCACTCATTGGCTTAATGCTTAGAGGCTTTGCTCTGTCTATCTTATCAGTCCAATCTAATGCGGTAGACGACGCAGCAGGGTAGAAATCGACATAAGGGCTAATAACAAGCTCCTTATCATTAAATTTATTTTCATAAACATAAAGATTAAACATCTTAACAATACTTAAAAAGAAATCTCTTTGAAATATACCTTTTGGGATAGTATCGTTTATATTAATTGTTTCTCCAATATTAACTTGTACTTGCGTTGGTGTGCTTGTTAATACTCCTAATTGACCAGAAGTAATAGCTAAGATAATGCCGTTGCCTAATATCTCAACTTGCATAGTGTCAGTATTCGCAAACGTAACTCCGCTCACTGTGAAGCTACAATTCATAATAATACTAACACTCGCATCAAAATCTTGTCTACCTATTTCAATGTTATTCTTTTTTAGAATTACAGAATAGCTAGGCAAAGGTGGATTGTAAAATGTTACGTTACCCGTTAATAAAACATTTATATCCGTTGTAATTGTTACACCGCTACCATAAGTAAATAACTGACCTAAAAAATCTAATGTAAAGCTACCGGCAGTTACCATTGTATACTCTACAATAGAACTCAGGTTTGTGTTTATAGTAATTAACTTAGCAGCAGCATTAAGGCTTGTATTGTTTAGCGTTGTGATGTTTGTTTGGTTGTGCGGAATGATAAGCCTCTTGAATAAAGGTGTATCAAAAAAAGAGCAGTCAAATGTGTAATCTGTACCTGCAAATATTTTTTGAATATACTCTTTAACATATAAAGCAGGTCTAAAAGTAGTATATTGAAAATCTTTTTTAGCTACTCCGTATCCACCTAATCCACCTGCACCTGCTCCTGTGCTTACATTTCCATAATCAATAAGCGGATAGTAGTAACCAGAGCCACCGGCATTATCCCAGCTGCTGCTAATATTAGCCACGCTATAAGTATGATTGTACACACTAAAATCTAAATCTTCTAAACGAGCATTACCTAGCTGATTAATAAAACCGCCAAGCTCTCCAACCACGCTACATTGGTATTCTATTGTTTCTTTGTCTATAACTATTTCCAATATTCGTAAAGTGCCTTTAAATATCTGCACCTTATCAATAAAGATTTTACAGTTAGCTTGCTTAGCTACGTTAAAATTATAACCTACATTCGGAAGCGTGTTATCTGTAAAGTTAGCGTTGTTAAGCTCAAATATGTAGCCAAAAATCAAATTGTTATTAGCCGTTCCCGGAATGCTTATTGTCTTACTGTAAGAAGTATTGCGACTACCAAAATCACTTACGTCATCAATGGCATAAGTAAATTCGGTAGATATATCTAGCAATAAATCTATCTTCTGTTCCTCGATGTATATTTCTGTGCTAATCATTATCTGAATTGGCTTGTTAAGTATTTGCCTACTTCTACTTCAATGTCAAAGTTAAATAGTTTGTCTGCACTTTCTAACTTATACTCATAGTTTGTTGTCGTTATCGTAACAGGAAAATAAGCGCCCAAAACTTCCATATATACAATAGGACTTGATACAAGTTGAGCCAACCAGCTATAATCCTGTTCGCTAACCCAATCAGAAGTAAGCCTATATCTATCTTTATGCTGTATAGCATAGTTAAAAGTCGTTTCGTTGTATCTGTTGTAGCCATCTATGTTTGTCATTTGCCCACCTACAAGCTGCCAATCGCTTCGCCTGTATGATGCCCGTTGATATTCGCTCGACCTTCTATTAACTAAGGCGAACTTCTTTGTATCCCATCCGCCCAATCTATTCAGGAACTCTAAATTAAATTGTTGGTATTTAGGGTAGCACTTATGTCTTATTTTTATTACCCTTGTTTGAGCTGCACCTCTTTTTAAATAGAAGTTATAGCCGTATGTATCTTCATTGATAATCGTGCCAGAAGCGAAGTCGTTTATATGCCCTGCTTGTAGGTTAAACATATTGAATTGACCGGATAATGTTATATTGCCTGATACTGTATTAGTAACTACATCTCCTGCTCCTAATACTTCAACCCACGCAGAATAACCGCCCGTTGCTATACGCAGGAACGTAATGTAAAAATTATCTCCGTATTCTAGCGTAATCTCATCAGTATCTCGCTCAGTTAAAAAGTCATCGGTAAAGTTTTCTAATAGTAAATTATCGTAATAGTCCGATAGCACTAACGGGGTGTTATTCTTTGTTAAGAACACATCCGCAAACAATGGTGGAACAAAGTTATAAGCTGAGAAGTTACCAGAAGCTAAGTTGGTTGTCGTTACTCCGCTTACTTCTTCTCCTATTCTAATTTGATAATCTACCTTAATTTTATCGTTTGAAGCTACAAGTATTGAATTGCCGGAAGGCTCAAAGTAATTAGTTACGAAGCTCCTTACCATTGGCGAAGCGTTAAACACCCCATAGCTGCCTTCTGCACTCGGAGCTGGGAACACCTTTGACCTAATTACCTGACTGCCGTTAATATAAACATCATACACAAATTTAAAGTTTGTAGTTCCACTATTTGTAGAGCTTGACACAAACCAGAGATTGTCGTGCATTGATGAATAAGGTGCAGGGCTACTTGTTACTGTTATTGCCATTTTCGTTTACTGTTTGCTTAATTTGTATTTGCACATCGCCACCGATTGCTATTGATATATTTTTAATAAATTCTTTGTTGAATACCTGAGCTACTGCTCTATCAAAGTACTTAGTTGATTTTAACCCTTTCCTGTGTATGCTTCTGGCTATTAGAAAAGCTAAGGACTTTTTATCCTCTATTGCTTTTGTTTCCACTCCAAGCCTTGTATATCTGCCTACCGATACAGATTTTAATTTATTGTAACTAAGCCACTTTTCTATCGAGCTAACAGGTACGGCTTTTTTATTTGTCTTAAATGAATAAGGAGAGTTAGTATCTGCCTTCACGTTCCTTGTTCCCTTAACCCCTTTATTGACAAAATCGTAATATTTAGAGGCTTCGCTTCCCGGCTCATAACCTAAGCTCAAAATGTAGCCAGTACCGAACTTAGTAATTACAGGGAATGCCGGCTCTGCTAATCTGCCAGAGCTTGTGATGTTTTCTTTGTCTAATATTTTTACAAGGGTATCGTTAAACGCTTTACCATATAAAGCAAGGGTATCTTCTAATACAGGCAGTTCTCCGGGCTTAACTACATTAAACCCTGTTTCGCCTATGCTTTGTAAAAAGCCATTCCTTAGTGCTTCTATTTGCGCCCTTGATATACTCACGCAAATAAATATAACTAACGGCTAAAAATAACTAACCCCACCAAAATTGGCAGGGCTAATGGGGGTATGGGGGTCTTATTTAAGTTTTCTATGCTGCTCCTTATCGTAATCGGCTTTTGCTTTTAGATAGGATAGCGTATTTAAGAAGTGTATTGTTACAAGCTCATAGCTTTGGTCAACTGTGATATTTTCGTGGTCGGCAACAGATTTGGCGCAATATTGCCATCCAAAGCTTCGCATAAAGTTTGAACCACCCCTTGTGCTGTTTCCGATGTCATCCCCTTGTTCAACATCTCCTGAATTAAATAACCCTTCGAAACTTCTATCCAATTTCTGTATACTTGATAAAAAAAAACAACCGAATGATATATATGTACAAAGTTCGAGGCTTGTAGGTCGGCTGCATATTCGCTATGCTTTGCTGCGTCGTACTTATCATCTACCCATCTTCCGTACCAAGTTTTCTTTTGTGGAACTACCATAGAGGCTGCTAACTTATGCAGGTTGTTAATTAAGTCAGTGCTAAATACTTTGCTCTCGATATATCTGGCAGCCTTCATTTGTTGCACGTCATATATAAAGCGGTATCGTCTGCCGTTGGCTTGTGTATATTTAACCGCCTTGCCTTCTATCTTATCCTCTAAAAAGTTAAGCGTTTTTTTCAGGTTGTTATACTGCTGGATAGTTAAACTGTCTACCTGCGTATCTGTAAGATTGTAGATTATACCTACTAGCTTACTCTCCACGTCTAAGTTAGTCCAATCTTTCTCCGGCTTAGTTACAATCGGATATATTTGTTGGTACTGCCATACTGTTAATTCGTTCCAAGTCATTTGCGTAGTTTTAACATTAGCTCATAAGCAAGATGCCCACCTATGTAGCATAACGCTG